CAACCAATACCCACACTACTTGGAACAGCTGCTTGTTGGCAGTGCTATCCAGGGAGCCGTGGTAAAGGGTTGCGCGGACATGATCTACGGCAAGGGACTGCACAGCCCTATGCAGGACCAACATATCGAAGCCTACCTTAAAGCAACGGCCCTCTTTGGCGATGGCACCTGCTTGAAGCGCATGGCGTTTGATTTGAAGCTGTATGGGCAGTGCTACCTGAACGTCATCTACTCCGAAGACCGCAGTAAGATTTCCGGTGTCTACCACATCTCCGCTTCAAAGGTGCGCAGCGGACTGAAGGACGATGAAGGCGTAGTGCAGACCTATTATTGCAGCGACGATTGGACCGCAAGCTATAAGGCTGAGTTTCAGCCACAAGCCGTTGCAGCGTTCAGCACGGAGAACCGAACCGCTGCCAGTCAGATTCTGCACATTAAGTCGTATTCGCCTATTTCGGAATATTATGGCGTTCCTGACTACATCGGGTCCACGCGATACATCGAGTTGGACAGGTCGATTTCGGAGTTTCACTTGGCTAACATTTCCAACGGACTGATGCCCTCAATGGTGATTTCGTTCAATAACGGAATACCGACCGATGAGGAAAGGCAGGACATAGAGCGCTTGCTTTACGAGAAGTTCAGCGGCGCATCGAACGCAGGTAAGTTCATCATGACCTTTAACGACTCAGCGGAGAACGCTCCTACCATCGAGTCGTTTCAACCAACGGATCCGCAGCAGGTCTATCAGTTTATGAGCTCCGAGATTAGCTCCAAGATTCTGTCGGGCCACCGTGTCACCTCTCCTCTTCTTTTTGGACTGCGAGATGAAGGCGGCGGCTTCGGATCAAATGCAGATGAGATGCGTGACGCGTACGACCTGTTCTATCAGACGGTCATCTTGCCTCAGCAGAAGCTTTTGCTGGATGGCATACAACCGATTCTAAGCGTGCAGGGAATTGCGCTACCCTTTGAACTTGGTAAGCTGATGCCTGCGGGCTTCCTGGAAAAGTCCGACACGCCAACACCGTCTAGCGTGTTTCAATTCAGCGATGGTCGTCCTGAAAAGATCACACCGGAACAATCCAAAGTATGGTTGAGCCACTTGGAATACAACCACGACCAAGCTCCCCAAGGGTTCAAGTTGCTGCGCAGTGAGCTTGTCGACAACCACGACTTAGACCACCGAATTCATGCAAGGCGCAACTTTGCGGAATCTGAGAGCGAGTTAGAATCCTACAGCGACCCAAAGACCTACAGTCCCTGGGGAGATGTGATTAGCCCAGGCGGAGTGAAGTTTGCCTTGCGCTATCAGTACTCGCAACTTGACAGCACCAAGGTTTCTAAGACCGGAGTCTCTAGGGAGTTCTGTCAAAAGATGGTGTCCCTTTCCGAAAACGGCACTATGTACCGTTACGAGGACATTTCGGACATGAGCAAAAACGGAGTCAACGGGCAGTTTGCTGCGGCGGGGACTTCGCGCTACGACATCTTTGAGTGGATTGGAGGGAAGAACTGCTACCACGCATGGCGTCGCTTGATCTTTGCAAGCCAAGTGGACGATATGACATGGGAGCAAGTTGAAGACGAGTGGGACGCGGTGATGAAGCGAGTAGGAAACAACCCGTACGTTCCAGCTAAAGGAACTGAGACAGTAGCACCAATCGACAAGCAATGAGCAGTTCAAGAGTCCTTTTCGTTAGTCCCGCGCGTGTCAAACGCGACACCGCCCTGGGCAGCACGGTCGATGAAGACCTTGTGAACCCGTACATCATGATTAGCCAAGAGCGGGAAATCCACCCTGCGCTTGGAACTAAGCTCTACGACAGAATCCAATCGATTATTAGTCTTCAGCAGATTGACAACCCTGCAAACGCCAACTATCGTGCGCTGCTCATAGACTACATCATTCCGTGTTTGGCGCAGTTCACCTTGGTGGAGCTGTCTTACGTGATGAGGTTACGGTGGTCCAATAATAGCGTGGTGCAGGTAGACAGCGACAGCGGATCGGCGGCAAGCACAGCCGATATTAAGATGGCTATGGAACGCACGACAAGCATTGCCATGTTTTACCGTGAACGCTTGATTGAGTACCTGTCCAACAACACCTCATTGTTTCCTGAGTACAACACAAACCAAGGAGCTGACCTGCAACCAACTGATCGCAACTACTTCCAAGGACTGAATGTCGACACAAGACAACCCATCTCAAACAGAGTCAAGGCCATTGCGCAAGGCATCGGCATCAAAGGCTACACTTGAAAACGAGCGCAAGCTGCGCATATACCTTGAAAAATGGCAAACGAGAAACTTACCGACCAGCCGGAGCTAACAGGCACACCTGACGTAGGTGACTTCTTGCACATTGTTGACCTCACAGACGACACAAGTAAAAAGATCACGGTCTCAAATCTGATGCTTGCTGCCCCAGGCGGCAGCGGTGTCACAGCGGTTACAGGTACCGCGCCAATTGTGTCGTCGGGCGGAACTACTCCTGCCGTTTCTATCAGTGCTGCAACTACGAGCGCAGCAGGGTCTATGTCTTCGGCTGACAAGACCAAGTTGGACGGGATTGCAACGGGCGCAGAAGTAAACGTCAATGCCGATTGGAGTGCTTCTTCCGGAGACGCTGAGATTCTTAATAAGCCAAACCTCAATGTGCTTGACGGGCAAATCTTAGAGTACACCACGCGAACTTCAGCGTTTGGCAACGGATCGCATGAAGGCGAAATTTTGAAAATCAACTCCGACACCCTTTCATACGGAAAGGTGTACCAACTCCTGTCCAGCGGTTGGGCAGGTACCTTGGCAAGTTCTGCCTCGCGGTCCGTCGGATTACTTGGTTGGGCGCTAGGCACCAATTCCGGCACCAACGGGTTGTTTCACAAAGGCATCTTAGAAAGCAGTACGTTCTCCTTCACGGCAGGAGACACTCTGTATTTGTCCGCTTCAAGCGAGGGGCTTCTTACAGCCACAGCACCGACCACTTCAACCCACGTAGTTCGCGTCATGGGTTATGCGATCACTTCTACCAGGATTTATTTTAACCCGTCTCCGACGTTCATTCAGATTGATTGATGGCAGAAGTCGGTAAAATAAATGGCGTGGCCCAAGCGGACATAAATCGTGTCAACGGGATTGTTGCCGCTAACATCGGCAAGGTGAACGACGTAGATTTTGCTGCGCCTTCCACGGCTTTGCTGCTTGACACTTACACGGGCGCAAAAGCTGCTTATTCAGTGAGGCGCATCTACAGTTTGTACACCGGATCCTGCATGCGAGTTCGTGAGGCGGGAGGCAATACCGAGACCGACATAGGTTTTGATTCTAGTGGCTATTTAGATACGGCAGCCATAGCAACCCATTGCGGGACTTCTGTCGGTTTCGTAACAAAATGGTACTCGCAAGCCACGGCAGGATCAACCGGTGCAGGTAACGACTTGACACAAACAACAGCGAGTCAACAGCCACGGATTTACGACGGCAGCTCAGTCTACACCGATAACGGAGTCGCGGCGGTGGAGTACCAAAATGTGTCCAACGGAAATATTGGGTTAGACTTACAGAGCAACATTCGCTCTTCCCTGGGAGCTTCCTCATTCATCTTCGTCAATCACATTGACCAACAATTTTTAAGTGGATTTCAGCGTATTGCCTCTCTTGTAAACTGCCAACAACCCGTATGGGGAAGTTTAAATGGTGATTCGTCCTACGGCAAGCTGTCTGTAGGTAACGCCAGTTCCACAAGCCCACGGTTTGTCAGGTACAACACCATTCCGAATAGACTTGCTCAAAAGGTGTGGGCCACCATTTACGATGGCACGACGAGAACCTCCGCGAATGCACCCGACGTGAAGTTGTACGAGAACGCTGTAATAAACTCAAACCAAAACACTGGAACGGCAGGCTTTTTCGTGCCGGGGTTTGCGGACAACTCAATCGGGTATCGCAACCAAAACAACACGCAGGGTATTGACGGAAGGTTCCAAGAGATTCTGATTTACGACTCGGACCAAACGAGCAACCTCTCAGGGATCAGCAGTAACATTCAAACCTATTTCAGCATCACATGAGCGCGGTGTATTTGCCTGTTGAGCCTATGACCGGAATGACTTCTGCTCAGAGGGCGGACGCATTAGACGCGGAGGTTTGGAGATTGGTGCGTCCTGAATCTGTACAAGGTCCAGACGACACTCAGCACCTATATGCTCGGATGGTCCACCCGACTACAGGTCAGGTAGCTATTCTTGGAGACACTACCGAGAGCATCCCAATCAACGAAGACGTGGATTTGACTGTCCTTTTGAGCTTATTGCCTGAAGTTCCCCAAGAGGAGAAGGACGGGCTGGTCATGTACATCGATGCGAACCGTGGCGGAACGGTTGCCTTCGGGCAGTTGATCCCTTCCACGTCGACACAGCTTACAGAAATTGAAGCCCTGGCCCAGGGTTGGATAGAGGAGTCAAACGAACCATGACGAGCGCAATCAGCATATTTGAGGTCTTGTCGTTAGCCGCTGCTTTGATCGGCGTGTACGTCAAGTTGAGTAATGAGGTGGGAAAACTGAAAAGCCGGGTCATTATGCTCGAACGACAGGAAAGCGAAGTGAAGCGGATGCTGACCGACTTGGTCGCCTCGGTCAACGAAATCAAGCTCTTATTGGCTGAGAAGGGGATGCGATAAGGCCGACGTTATCCAACCATTGTGTTATATTGCAGGTATGGACAAACGAACAACCCCCCCGAATTCCGAACACATCGACCGCATACAGGTTGACGCAGCTCGCAGCCTGACTAAATACTCCGAGATGGAGATGCCCTACGGCTTGGTTTGGAAAGCCTCGATAGGCGCAAAAGGCTGCCTAGGATACATCTACAACGACGGACGCGGAGGAGCGACCCAATATGCCTGCTCCTTGAAAGCGCGAGAGACTCGGCAACTGTGTCAGGAGCTTTCGAGCCTTGACGAGTGGCAACTCGGCGAGGTGGTCAACATCGCATTCAGCTACGGAAAGGGATGAGGGTGCTGATAGCATGTGAATACAGCGGAGTGGTCCGTGATGCCTTCAAGCGTCGCGGCCATTTTGCTATGAGCTGTGACCTGCTTCCCACGGAGGTTGAAGGCAACCACTACCAAGGTGACGTTTTTGACGTGATTGACGACGGGTGGGATTTGATGATTGCCCACCCACCCTG